TTACTAGGACTCGTTGCCATACTCCAATTTGATAGTTGTAAACCTGGACCAAAGGCGAGAGAGCAATTCCTTTGAGCAAGTTGAAGTCGTTCTCATCAAGCTGTTCTGCTCCGGCTTGAACTATGTTCTTAAACTCCGGAGCTAACTCGCCTCTCGTCTGTGAGGCATAGGGGTCTCTGGAATTCGCTAATACGTATTGGCCTCCCCGGTCAACCTCCTGCGTATACTTCTTGTGTTGCTCAAACATGTAAGTGTCCCATCCGCCTTTCTGGTTTATCCAGCGAATGTAGAATGGGTTGCAAGGTACCTCTGTATCGACGTAACGTATATGCCATTTGTCGGAGTTCAAGGGCAAATTGCGATTTCTGACAATAACGTAGTCAGCACCATCTGTCGATTCTTCATCGAACTCAAGGACAAACGGAATGTTGACTCGGGGGGATATCTCCATTGTCTCGAAAACTGTAGTCCCCGTATACATAACATTCACTTCCATGGCTGATTGCATGTTTACTGATATCGACCCCTTAGCAAACAGGGTTAGGAAGTTAGGGTATCCAAAATACTTCTTAACATATAGTTGTCCGTCCCCGTCAGGAACCCGGTCCGTCAACACAAATCCTACGGGCCTTTCGGAGAAGTCAACGCTGTAGCCTCGGGGACCAACTCCCCGGGAGGCATACCGGACATTGAAGTTTTGTTCGCCGATGCCTCTGTATGCGTATGCTGATATGAGGTTGTAGTCAATGCCAAAACCTATGCGCAAGTTAACATACGGGTATGTCCTGTTAAGATCCCGGAATCCAGCTTTAGCCAAGAAACTGAGGTCGTATTTCTTCGTAGTCTCGAATCCCGAGTCTCTGTAGATGTCGATGCTTTCAGTTAGTGAGTTCGCTGCTTTAACTGGACTGGGACTGTAGGCGATAAAGTTTTGGCCGTAAGCCAAAGACATGTTGTTCAGTGTGACCCTCACTCCAGCTGTTGCTCCTTCTTTCCCGGCATAGATGATCAGTACTGTATTGGGATGTCTCACATTTTCAGTATCCGGAATTCGGACCCTCCATGTCATAGAAGAGCCAATCATGAGATCGGTCGTAGCAACTTTAACTACCCCGTGTCCTTCTGCATTTCCTTGATATAGTGCGACCGTCAATGATGTTGCTTTGTTCACTGTGCCAAAACCAACACGAAAAGCATACCATTCCCCGGCTACCATTCTTCGGGGTATTACGAACTCTCTGAACCAGTTTTGACTCGTGCCGCTACTGTTGTCAAACACCTCGGTTTGCTCGTTGTCAATGATGTTAAGCGAGATCATGTTGGCCTCATCGAAGTTCTGAGTCTTGATCTCAAGCCCGGATGTTAAGTTGTCGGTCTCAACGGGTATTTGCGAATATGCTGAGTATAAAGAAGCCTCAGCCGGTTGATTTGTAATTGCCATATCGCGTTATATTATATATCCGTGGTCCATATTGTTGTCGGGTGTGAATGCCTCTTCAATGAGGACCTCCATTGTCTTGTCCAAATGCTGAGCCAGATACTCCTCGAAGTTATCAGCGGGAGTGTCTACCAAGTCAACGTAAATGTGATTGCGGTAAAGCTCTGAGCCCTCTCGCTTTATCTTCCATGCAGTAGCATTTCCAAATCGGACCAGATCCTTTGGGTCCGAGAAGGTGATGCCTTTGAGCTTTGCCCACTCCATGATGATCTGCCCCAAATTGGCGGGGATCTTGCCAGGGCCTCGTCCCCGGATGAGAGTGTAGAAGTAGTTCGGGGCTTCTATCGTCCCCCAAACTGTTTCACCTTCTCGACCCGTCTGAACTGTTATCTGAGCATAGGTTCTGCCCGAAGCTTCCTGCCCGGCGTCCTGTGATGCCCGGATGATCTCGTCCCTCATCTGGGTGAGACCCTCAGCCAATATCTGTTCCAGTCCTACCGCCATTTGTTTCGGGGTTTGCGAGCATTGGCTTTCTGCTGAGCCTTACGCTCCAGTTCCTTGTTCAATCGCTCCCGGAAGAGGTGACTCTGCAAGTTGGTGAAAAGGAGGTTGTATACCTTTCCGTATTTCCACTCCAGAATCTCATCCGGGTCCTTCGAGTAGTCCTTGGCCAGTGCAGTGATGGTAGCCATCTCGCCAACCACCATGGAGAATTGGGCAATGCCGGCTGCCTTTTCCTCAGCACTGGGCTCGTACTTGAGCTCCGTCTGTTCTCGTTCAATCCAGTACTTAATGCCCATGAGAACCTCGTACCAGTACTCGACAATTTCTGAGGTGTTCCTCAGATTCCATTTGACCCCAAGACATTGCATTCCTTCCTTCATCTTGTCGATGTCAGTCAACTCCTTTTCAGTGATGATCCGACCAAGCTCTATGCGTTGGCCGAACGTCATCTGACCGCCTTGTATGTCGATTCGCTGTATCATTTTATGTAGCAGTGTTTGAGACTCCAGTATGGTTCTGGAATGTCCTGGCCCTCCATTATTATACCGACTACGTACTCAGTCCCGTGGCTAAGGTCAGGATACGTCACACTCGACTTCTTCCACCCGTCCTCTTTTGTCCATGGATAGTCCACAACAGTGTCGCCAGTTTCACCAATAAGGCCTTGGGCAACAAAATTCTCTGTTTGCGAGATGACGTATGCCAATAACGGGAGACCCTCTGGACTGATCAGAGCTTGGAGACAGTCCGGGGGATAGACCGGCATGGGCAAGTCCTGTCGGTCAAAGAATAGAGTGTGCCCCGCCAAGTCAAATCCGGGCTTTACCACTTCGAGGAGGGGGTGCCAGATCTTGTCCTTGTACAGTTCAATGCACCAGTCCTGTTTGAAGGTGAACTCCAGCCCAACGCTTACCTCATTGGCATCGAATCTGGCAGACGGGTACAGCACCCGGACAGTGTTCATGATTTCCGGGTATTGCTTGACCAGCTGAGAGGTCTTGAGCAAGTAGAGGAATGGCCGAATCATCTGCTCCTCGATTTGGCTCTTCAACTCCAGTCGTCCGATGGTGGGTGAATTCTTGCTGAACTTCGTATCGCCTTTGTAGGCATCATTGGCCATCGGCTCAAACTTGCAGAAGTAGACCTGCATTATGGTACGCTGAGTTGGGTAGCCCCGGTACGGGGTATCGTAGTAGCCAGTGGTGGGTTCCTCAACATAGACGAAGTCGGACGATGTCCGATTGCCGTCAGAGTCTGTAACAAACCTCTCCATCGTGTCTACTTTGACATTCAGCATCCGAGCCTGGTCACACTCAAAGACGGCCAGAGGATTGACCATCTTGACCATGTCGCGGATGAGGGTTATGATGTTCAGTATCATCGTTTTGTGGGGATTATTATTTTGGCGGACTTCATGCCAGTCGCCTTCGGCTTGATCTCAAATATCATTCGCATGATGAGCATGTCCAGGAAGTCCGGAGATCTGCCGAGTAGCTGCTTCATGGTGTCCTTGGAGATGAGCTCTCGCTTCTGCTCAGCGGAGTTCGTGTTCTTGGACTTGAGGACAGTCATCTCCTGCTTGATCTTCTCCTGAACTTCGGGAGAGCAGATGATGTGGATCTGGCGCTTGTTGATGAGCTCAGCCAGCTTGAATGCGCACTCCGACTTGATGTTGTTGTACGTCTTGGAGTCAATTGCTGATTGTCCTCCGTGAAACTCCCGGATGCCTTTCAGGTAGCTCTCCAAGTAGAACCCAAGTCCGTCAGCGTCTGAGACGATGCTGGACCGGGGGACTTTCAGACCGGTGGCCAATTTGGCGATCTTCTCCTCCATCTCCTTGCCTTCCGAGAAGCCTTTGGCAATGGGGATCCGACAGACCATGCCGTCCCAGGTTCCAACCACCCAACTGTCTCGTCCTTTCCCGGCAAGGTCAGTGCTAATGAACCGATTGCCCGTCGGGAGTACGAACTCATTGCTGAACATGTCGCACACTGCGTCATAGTCGACCAGCCAATTCGGGTCGTCGTCATACTCCCAGTTGCCAAAGACCAGTCGCTCGATCTGCGACTGGGTCAGGTTGCGGAGAAGCCCCTCAATGTACGTGTCTGGGAGAGTCTTGTTGTCCTGGGGCAGAGCTTTGACGAACCGACGCCAAGGAGGCAGCTTGTTCTCCTTCCATGGCTTGTAGTAGTCCGTATAGAGGAAATTGTTGGACGGGTTGCAGGTGATGAGGAGTTTGGGGGCCAACTTGTAGACGTCGTTCTTCCAACGACCGATGGAAGCCTGGAGGTTGGTCTTCGCCTCGCGGATAAACTCGCCACCCTCCTCAATCCATCCCCGAGTCATCTGCATGGAGCCGAACCTCTCGTACATGGGGTCACTGGGGTTGTACTTGGCGTCGATCAGGTAGATGCGGCTTTTGTTGTACAACTCGAAGAAATTGTATTGGCCATTAAAGTGGTAGTAGTTCTCCGTGATGCCCCAGTGGGCAAATACCTCGTAGATGGAGGGGATTGTGTACCGGACCAGGTCGGCAGCCGTCTTACGCGCAATAAAATAAAATGTCTCCGGGTAGGTGAGGGCATCGCCGGCTATCAAAGAACACCCGAGGTAGGATTTGCCAGCACCTTTCGTGCCAGCATACAGAATGTCAGTGACCGAGTCATCAAGCCATAACCGAGCCACTTCCTTCTGCTTCTCGTTGCCTTTGGTGTCAAATTGAAGCCGGCGTCCCATTTTATTTTACCTCCATTCCGGTTATCTGTTCGAGAGTGATGCCTCCCGTCAGGTTGACATTGGTCTTGCGTCCTTGAAGCACCTGGATGAGGCTGGCAGCGTACTTGCCAACCAGTGCTCCCTCAATCTGCTGGGAATTGATGGCGTCCTCGATGGTGCCACCAATTGCAGCTGCTACCGGGTCTCCCGTGAGCTCCTCATACTCAACAGGATTGATGCCAGCGAACAGCCTAAATGATTCGATGGTCATCGGGCGGGAAATGTAGACGCTACAGTCTTCGCCATTCTTATTCTTGTGAGCCTGGGAGAAATAGTTATCCTGCATGAATTTGCAATACTCGATGAATGCAAAATAAAGCTCCTCCGCATCGGTGGGCTTTACAAATTCCCCGGCGTCTCGCCTTCTCCGTCCCTCCTCCATATAGGCGAGCGGACTCATTTTATATGTGCTTCGTGCCATGCCTCAAATATAATCAAACCTTATACAAATTAAAAATTTATTTCTGCACAACAATCCCCGGAGCGTTTGGCCCCGGGGATCTTTAATTTATTCGCTTACGCGAATGAGGGTCACGCCGAACCACAGGAACTTGACCGAAATGCCATTCGGCCAAATCATGCCTTCGTGGAC